CCTCAGTGGGGCAGACCTCAGTGGGGCAAACCTCAGTGGGGCAAACCTCAGATGGGCAAACCTCAGTGGGGCAGACCTCAGTGGGGCAAACGGCTTAATGTCAACTGTAAATTTCCTTGAAGCACACTTTGAACGCGCAAACGAGGGCTACATAGTATATAAATGCTTCAACGGCACATATTCAGCTCCTGAAAAATGGGAAATAGAAGCAGGTTCTGTAATTGAAGAAGTCGTTAACTTCGATAGATGCACAGAATGTGGCTGCGGTATTAACGTAGCACCTTTGGATTGGGTAAAAAGAAACTATCCCGACAACGTTATCTGGAAATTGCTTATCCGTTGGGAATGGCTTTGCGGTATCTGCGTACCTTATATGTCTGACGGCAAAATCCGCTGCGAAAAAGCAGAACTGTTGGAGGTAGTCAAATGAACAGCATGACAGTAATCCGTGTAAAGACCTATCAGGAACCAGAACTTATCAAAATAGACAACACGCTGGAAGCCCTACAGAAAGAAGTAGACGGCTACATAGAAGCTATTTATCCTTTTGAAGACCCTGTAGCTATCATCTGCGACGAAGAAGGCAAAATGAAAGATAAACTGCTGAACAGAGCGCTCAGAGATGAAAACGGAAAAGTATACGATATAATCGCCGGAACATTCCTCATTGTTGGACTTGGAGAAGAAAACTTCACAAGCATAGGAGAATATGCAGAAAAATATATGGAAATATTCAAAAAAATAGAATACTGGATATAACAAAGCAACAAATTATAGCACATCTGCTTGCAGCATCAAGCGACGGGAGACCGCTTGACACCGCTGCACAGATGTGCTGTTTCGTTTTGCGCTAAAAGCAAAAAATATTATAAAAGGGGAAATGAACATGAAAAAAATCAAACTTATCCGCACAGAAAAAGGTATGACCTATCGAAGGCCGAAGGAATACGAAGGCTACGAAATGGGCTACTCTGCATATGAAATGTGGAACTACATAAGCCGTGAAGGAGGTATATGGGAATAATGTACGCTCTCTACTTCCCGGAAGATGGCAGATACACAAAGTTAATGCCATTGGCGAAAGCAAAAGCTCTGAGCAAGCACTTCACCACAGCATACATCGTTGACCATAACGGCATTGAAATTTGAAAGGAGAGATAAAATGACCAAACAGGAAAACCGCGCTGTACTCTTTCAGCTAAGAAACAAAATAAAAGATTATAGCAACGCATATAAAAACGGCACTTTGAACCGTGCAGAATATGCAGCCAAAATCATACCCTTGCAGACAGCATATTCTTACATATGCACTGAAATAAACGAAACAGTGGATATAGTACCGGGTTGGCTCAACCTATGCGAAGATACCAGACGCTGTTAATCTTTCAATACAGGCCATTCTGAGAGGTTAAACCTCTATATACGAAAGGGTATGTAACAATGAACAAATTCAAAGCCTATTTCACGCTCATAGGCTGCCTTGCAATACTCGTTATGGGCAGCATATTGAGCTATCAAGAAGCGAACAGACTCATAAGCAACACGCTTCTCATAACAACACTATTATCGTCAATATCCGGCCTTGTAATATCAATAGCTATTCTCATCGTAGAAAGAAGGTGAAACAGTGTACATAATAAGTCTAATAAAAGCTATTGGTATACATAGTCTGTTTACCAAGAAAATACTGCTGACAGATATGGATATAATCATAGTTTAAGAAAGGAGTAAACCAAGGCTAACAACACAGCACAGAACTACCCCTATATATAGTAATATATAAGATAATATATTATCTTATATATTACTATATATAGGGGTACATTTATGCGTATATTTTGTATGCAAATGATAACACTTTATTAAAAAATATAACTTTAAAGGAGAAATGAATTATGTTAAAGGCAGAACTCAATGTTACTTATACTGCGGAAATGGTGAGAGCAGGAACAAATATCCGCGGTGAATATGAGATGGTTCTCATTAAGGCAACCGGCACTGACAAGGCACGTATTCCCATTTGGGTAAAGAACGTACCCTCTGGAATAGTAGAAGGAGGCAAGTTTGTAATCAACGCAATCACAGGCGCTTCTATACGCCACATTCCGCCCTCTGAGAACTTTGACAGATGGCAGGATGAATTCAGTATAGACGCTGTTGTAAGCCCCGTATAAAGCAAAATGAAAGGTTAAACCGGCAGGACTCATAAAGAGTTCTGCCGCATTTTATTTTAAAGGAGTTTTGAAATGGAAATCGAAGAAAAAGTATGCACTGAATGTGGATGTCTCATAGAAGATGATGACTACGAAATAATAAGCGGAAATTATGTATGCAGAGAATGTGTAGAAGCAGAATACGTATTCTGCTATGAATGTGAAAATTATGTCCGAGCAGAAAACGCAGAATATGTAAATATAAGTCACAGAGACAATGATTACGTATGTTACGATTGCCTTGAAAACAACAGCAACTATTTCCACTGTGACGACTGTGATGAATTGTATTCAAGCTATCGAAGTTACAATGAAATAGAAACGCACAATGGGAGAACAATATGCAGCGAATGCTATGATGAAAATTACTACACATGCTATGAATGTGGTGAAGTATATAGCTACGACGAAGGCTATGAATACGACGATGAAGATGAAAGATACTGCCCGGATTGCTACGAAAAAACAAAAACAATAAAACCCTATGATTACAAGCCTCAGCCTGTAATAAAAACAATGTCAGGTATGGTCGAATACGAAGACTATACAGATGAGCTTTTGTTCGGAGTGGAGCTTGAAATAGACAGAGGCAGTAACCGCTTTGAAACAGCAAAAGAAATCTATAACGCAAGCGAGGATGTGTACATAAAGAGAGATGGCTCATTAGGTTCTGCGGGTATGGAGATAGTGACGCACCCTTGTAGCCTGGAATACCACTTAAATAAGCTCGGTTGGGAAAAAATATGCAAGATTGCAAAAGAGAACGGATATGAAAGCCATGATGCAAGAACCTGCGGTCTGCATATACACGTGGGCAGATATCAGCTGGGCAAAACATGGGATGAACGAGACAATGTAGCAAATAAAATAATTATGCTTGTAGACAGACACTGGAAATTCATGGCTCAATTCTCAAGAAGAAAAGAGAGTCAGTTAACAAGATGGGCAGCTCCTCCGGGCCTTGAAATAGCAGATAGAAAAACAACAAAAGCAAAAGCTTTGGAAAAGGCAAGCAAAACAAAAGACAAAGGAAGATACAACGCAATAAACGACACAAATGAATACACAATAGAGTTCAGGCTCTTCAACGGCACACTGAAAGTGGAAACAATATATGCAACATTGCAGTTAGTTTCCAATATATGCAAAAAGGCAATGGAGCTGACAGAAGAACAGATAATGTGTTCCACATGGGAAAGCATAGTGAACAAAAATCATTACACACAGCTTGAGCGATACATAAAAGAAAGAGGTCTGACAGAAATAGAAAATCCTGATGCAGTCAGGTTTATTACAGAAGAAGAAGCGGAAAGAACAGCAGAAAACAAAAGAGATTTCAAAGTAGGTGATATCGTAAGAATAGTAAATTCAAGAGGTTTTGGACACGCTGCAATAGAAGACGGGATTGGAGAAATAGGCAGAATAATACAGTACGACAGAGAAGATGGTGAAAACAATCTTGAAATACTGATAAATTTTGAAAGACGTTTCAGTCGGTGTCTGTATGAAGGAAGAAACATTGAGACAGGCGAAATAGGAGAAAACTGCTACAGAGTAGACAGGCAGAACATTGAGCTTGTAAACATTTAAGGAGGAATAAATATGTGTATTATAGCAGCAAAACCCGCAGGAAAAACGATGCCCAAAGATAAATATATCAACAATATGTTCAACAACAATGATGATGGAGCTGGTCTTATGTACGCGCTTGACGGCAAAGTGCATATAGAAAAGGGCTTCATGGAAAAAAGCGACTTTCTGGGCAAGCTCAAGGAGCTTGATGAAAAGTACGGCCTGACAAGCTTGCCTCTGGTAATGCATTTCAGAATAACGACACACGGCGGTACAAAGCCTGAAAATTGTCATCCATTCCCCGTAACTGACAGCATAGGAATGCTCCAAAAGCTCAAGTGCATAACCGACATTGGAGTCGCACATAACGGAGTAATTGACATCAGGGTAAGGAACAAAAATATCTCTGATACAATGGAATATATAGCCGGACAGCTTGCACCTTTGAAGCGAGCTGTCCCTTCGTTTTATAAGAACAAAGACCTGATGCAGATGGTATACAACGCCATAGACTCCAAAATGTGCATTTTGAATTCAAAGGGTGAAATGTTCTTTGTGGGAGATTTTCGCGAAGAAGATGGAATAAAGTATTCAAACGGCTCATACCAGTACGATATGACATACAGAAACTACCCTTGCAGCACCTATGGATATGCAAATTACTACTCAGACTACGGAGATTATACAATCAAAGAACTGATGTGGCTCAACGAAACAAAAGGCGAGTATGTCAGAGATATTGACGGAGAAATGTACTCAGGAAACGAATTTGCAATAGACAAAGACGAAAACCTCTACTACTACGACTATGAAATAGGGATGTTCATACCCAGTGACGGATGTGCTATGACAGCAGAAGGAACACCGCTGCGCTTCAAAATGAACGCATGGGTAACGGAAGAATATATTCTCAACGAGGAAAATTATGAATGAAATAGAATATATGCTCCACAAAGAAAACCATGAAAAAAAGATAACAGGTAAAGGAGTATATAACAGAGCAAAAAGAGGAGGCGGCAAATCATGCCGCTTCCCCTCTGACTACATGACAAGCAAGCAGAAAGAAGGAATGAATGGTAAAGTGGAAACGGTAAAACTGAATGAGCCAATGGGCTACAATGAATTCAAAAAGCTCAACGACAATTTGAAACGAGAATATCTGGAAAACCTTGTAAAAAAACACGGCGCAAGGCAAATGGATGTAGCTGAAATGTTTGGAATTAGCAGACCCACAATGAACCAAGTATTCAAGAAAATACAGCCAAATGTAAAGTTCGCAGCAACAGGAAGCAAAACAGCAAGCAAAGAGTGGCTGAAATTTATAGCACCAAAAGAACCTACGCCGATAGACAAAATGTTAACGCCTCACGACTGGTGCAAGCACGACAATGGAGAAAAGCCAAAAGTAAATGCAGCAGAAGAAATACGAAAAGAGGCCGAGGAGCTTGGCATAAAAATACCGGACAGAAAAATAAGCATAATTGAAGGGAATATAAGCATAGTAGGATATCCTGCTCAGATATTCAAGAAACTGACGGAAATAATGGACATAAACAAAACCCATGAAATAACTGTAAAATTCAAAGAAATTGAATAACAGCTATTGAAAAATCAAAAATGGCTGATGTAGCGTGTAGTCACCAAACAATCGCGATAGTTTTGGATTTAAAATAAATGGAGGAAAAACAAAATGACATTCAACGCAGCCGACAGAGTTGGCGTGGTTGGTGGCTACATCGGCGGTATCGGTCAGATACTGAATATGCTCGGAGGCGGTATCGCAGGAAATGGATGCACCGCAGCATATGCCTGTTCTGATAACGTACCCGTAAACCGCTATGAAGCAGGACAGTCTGCAAGAATTGCAGAACTGGAAACCGAAGTCAAGCTTCGTGATGCAAATATCTACACCGACAGCAAGCTCAACGATTTCCGCAACTACGTAGAACGCCGCTTTGATAAGGTAGAACATGACCTTGGTGAACAGAAGGCTTTCAACGCCGGTGTCATCAGCAACATGAACTGCATGAGAGGCGACATTGGCGAACTGCTTGGCCTCACCAAGCGCATCATTCCCAAGGATAGCATCTGTCCTGAATATATGCAGCGCTATAACTCTTGGACAGCGCCCACAGCAACCGCAGAAGCAGCAGGCTAACTAACCGCAAAGAGAGGGGCGCAAGCCCCTCTCAATCTTAAACGGAGGTAAATTATGGTCACAATAGACAGAGTTCAGCGGGGAGTTTCAAGGTATCTTGACGAGCAGCTTATGCCGCATCTGGCAGGTAAGGACAGATGGATAATGACCGGCATAGCAACGCTCGGTCTGCAAAAGCTTCCTCAGATTATTCAGACATACGGAAATAACCCGGCAATACAAATGCTTGGAGTAATAGCTCCTGATGGCACAGTAGATGTAGAAGCTATCATAAACAGCTTGAAACCGGCAGCAAGGGTAACACCTGCCGAAATTCCTATACCGCTGACAGGAGGCAGCGTGACCGTAACAGAACAGGACTTGGACATGATACTTCGCTACATAATGCAGTAAGGAGAACATATGAAAGAAATCGAAGAAATAATCGACCAGATAGAAGAAGAACTGGACGATGCCACAAATTACGCATGGAAAGCCATGCACTACAAAGCAAAAGACATAGAGCTTTCAAACACATACTCAGAGCTTGCAAGGCAGGAACTGGCACACGCAGATATGCTCTGCACTCAGGGGGAAAGAATAGTGCGTATGCATAAAAGCACAGAACATGAGGAACATAAAGATATGCACACCATATGGAACTGGCAGCATAAAAAATTCATGGCAAAGAAACAGCATATCCGCTCTCTCATGACAAGCTCATAATCCAGTAGTAATCAAGTAGTAATTTGCACATAAAGTTTGCTTAAAAAACATAAAGAAAACTTTATGAATATAAAGAAAATTTGCGTATGCAAATGAATACAGGCATTGAAAAATAAAGAAAAATCCCGAAGTATCAAATACTCCGGGATTTCACTATTTTGGCGCAGAAGGAGGGATTTGAACCCTCGCAAAATCGGGTAAAAGCATTGGAAATACTACATTCTATAAAACTTAGTAGTAATGTAGTAGTAAAATGTCACTCGGAATAGTATTTTTGCATCAAAAGAACATCTCTTTTAAGGTCATCGTCAGCAAGTTTTCTATATACCTTGTTAACAACATCAAGATTACTCCAACCACCTAAACGGCGAGTAGTTTCTGCATCCCAACCAAGATGAAATGCAAGAGAAACAAAAGACCTTCTTAAATCATGCGCAGTAACGACAGTAACTCCGGCAATAGAGCAAACTTTCTCAAGCCAACGCCTAATAGTTGATGGATGAAGTACAACAACCTTACCAGACTCAGGAATTATTTCAAGAAGCCTTGGAATAAGAATTGGAACATCCCGACGAGAAGTAAGGTTTTTGTTTGTAGCCTTATGAATAAAAACATTATTCTCATCAGGAACAGTAGCGCCACGAACCGAAATACCGTTAATAGTAATTTGAGAAACATCTAAATCAAGAAATTCAGAAGTTCTCAAGCCGTGGAGAGCAAGTAAAGCAGCAACTTCAACAGGCGTATCTTTAACGGCAACAAGAAATTTCTTAATTTCAAGGTAATCAAGAAAGTCTTCATCGGTGCGAACAAGTTGAGGCCGTTTTATATCTGGTATTTCAATACCAGATGCTCTTAAAGAAGCAGTAACAAGCCCCCAAGCATTAACAACGGTTTTGGGAGAAACCAAGCGAACTTCGGCATTTAGCATACGTTGCCAATCTATATCGCTGACAGGTTTATCAATATAACTCTTAAATCTGTTCCTTTCAACAATCCTATATCCCCTTATAGTGGCAGGACTGAGAGTAGATGAAACGCTGTCAATGTAGTCATTGATAATAAACCGCAACGTAGTTCTAATGCGAGTTCCATCAGGCGACAAACCAAGCTTATATGCAATAGCCTTATCTCTATATTCCTGCTCAGTCTCACCAACAATAAACTGACGCTGACCATCCTTCATAACTTGGTTTCCCCAGCCATTAGCAAGCTTTCGAGGCTTAGGAACAGACATTTCCCGTTTCTTATTACGGCGCACATGAACAGGCTTTCCGCAAAAATTACAGAAAGCAGAACCATCAGGTATTTCTCTTTTACATGCTTTACATTTCATAATTTAAAACAAAGGTATAATTGCGTCGGAGCCAAGGGCCACGATTAGAAGAGCCGTGACCACGGCAAGGGCCGCACCAAGAAGGCCGATGGCCTTGTCTTTGCGGCGGATGAAGTCTGCACGCTCGCCCATGTTAATATCTGCGGCTCTTAACTGTTCATCCTTGGTTCTGAGCATTTCAATCCGAACATCGCTGAGCTTTTTGAAATGGTCTTTCTTCAAGGTCATATCGTCAAGGTCTTTTTGAAGCTGCTGGCACTTTGCGGCGAGCTCGGCGGCATCGCCGTTAGGGTCGGCGCAGGGGTACATTCCCCACGAGCCGTTGACCAGAGCTTTGGTTATAAGCTGGACGGTAGAAAGGGAAGGGTCTTTGGTGCGACCGGAGAAAATGCGCTCAATGGTGGGCAGAGACACACCGGACAGGTCCGAGAGCTGCTGGGCGGTCATGTGGAGATACATCTTGCGCAGCTTACACCACTCAACCCAGCGTTCAATAGTCATGGCCAGAAAGTTCGGACCATCACAGGTTTTTCCAAGATTGGCGCAGTCGAGACAGGCGTTGTAGGGTTTTTCTTCAACGTTTCTGGGTGCGTTTGGCACGATTACAACCTCCGTTAATCAACTGTGATATGCAGACCATCATTGGTGATGGGTATATCATCGTTGGTGTTTGTTGCATTTTTCGTACGGGAATGATAGGCTGTAATCAGGTTGGAAAACCTACAGCCCACGGGCGGCGAGGAGATACTTGTTTGGCGACAGGCTCCTCGCTATTTTAAAAAACAATAACTTAATATAAAATAATACTTACAGGAGTGGTGATAATTGAGCACAGAAGAAATCTATAAAGAATATCTCTCATTGTCCTACGAAGATAAACTCAAGTTTTACGACTTGCTTTTAACCCTGCGAAAAAAGCCTCAATCTTACCAACCTCATCTGGAAGAACATCGTTCAAAGTAAGTGAAATATACCTATCAAGCTCGCTTTCGTGTAAAGCGGGCTTTGTTTTTTCTGAAAGGTCTTTGCTAATTAAATCCAAAACCTCAACTTTAAAATAATCAGCAATTGCATCTAAGGTGCTCTGCCTCGGCAGGGCGCCTTTTACTTTCCAAGCAGTAACAGAGCCAGAGGACTTTACTCCACAGTCCGAAGCTACGGCATTTGGTGACTTCCCAACGGTCTTGCATAGATACTCATAATTCTTCCAAAACATACAACCGCATCTCCTTCTTTTTAGTAATAATAACAAAATGCGAAAAAATGAGATTTTCCTATTGCAAAACTAATATTGATGAGATATAATGTGTTTGCAAATGAGAACAAACTAATATTTACGCATTTACAAATGAGACGCTATTATTAAGCCACAAGTGTACTCATTTGCATACATCAATAATATCTTATGTTCTCAATGTAGTCAAGAATAAATCTCAAATACAGCCATAAAAAGGGGGCAATATATGAAAGGAAAATGAGAGCAATAAATGAAAAGGCGTAGACGACATTTTGAGGCGTATCGCCCACAGATAAGAATATTTGAGTGTCAGCAATGCAAAGCAAAAGTACCTGCCAATAAATACAAAAGACCAACAACGGTAGGCCATATAAAAACTATGTATTGCTATAAATGCAAATCACAAACAGACCATACACAGATTGAGTGAAACGAGGGAGCGCAAATGCCATATGTAAAGCTTGGGCGCGAAAAAAGAGACCCCGTAAAAGGTCTGATACTTGAGTACAAGACCATAAACGGCCTTTCAATAAAGGATTTGGCAAAGACATGGGGAGTCTCAGTAGTAACGTGCTCTAAAAGGATAAACGAAGAACATTCAGATAAATGGTTAAGCGAAGCAAAGCAGCTATGCAAGAAGATGAACATACCCATAGAGGAGTTCAGAGAGGCGGTGAGGTATTGAGTTATGGAATGCTACAAATGCCAATACCGCTCACGGAGTACGCTGACCTGTGACTACATACTCATAGAAGGGCGTTCACGTGCTTGCAGTCCAGAAAACTGCGATAAGTTCAAAATGAGAACCGGCGAATACATAAACCCCAAACTAATACAGATAGAAAAACTCTACTACTCAGACTATTCAGACCGCCGCATATCCAGAGAGCTGAATATATCCAGATACACAGTCTACACATGGAGACAGTCTCAAGGTCTGGAAGCAAAAGGTATCTCTCAGCGCGGCAGACCGAAAGGAGCGAAAGCATGGAACACGAATACAGCGACTTCCACATTGATGAGCTTATGTCAATCCTCAAGCATGGTGAACAGAACGCCACAAGCAGAAAGACTCTCTGCACCATGATGGATATGCCGGACAGAAAAGTGCGGCTCATCATAGAAAAAGCCCGTGACGAAGGCTGCCTAATCCTCAATAAGCAGGACGGCAAAGGCTATTATCTGCCCGAAAACATAGAGGACATACGCAAGCAGTATGTTCAGGACAAAAACAGAGCCATGTCGATACTCAAACGACAGAAACACATGAGAAGAATACTCAAGGAGGCAAATATAGCGGTATGACGCAGATACCTGATGCGCCTTGGATAAAAGACGCAGAAATAGACGGATATCCCGTTAGCGACGACGCTGACGATATCGAAATAGACATATTCCCCACGATGCCCAAATGGCTGTGGGAAGATTGAAAGGAGATTACAGCATGATAGCAGTCAAAAACTCAGAGGTTTCCATAGTAGGCAGAACGCCTAATGTATTGGCAGAATACACACTTCTCACAAAAGACCTTGAAAAACTTCTTGCAAAAAAGTACGGAGAAGAATTTGCGAGAAAAAAGATTGACGGTGCTATAGAGGACTCTCGCAAAACGCCTGAACAGCTTGAGTCTGAAATAAAAGAAGCAATCAAAAATTTAAAAGACGAAGATGTTGCCAAATGCATAGAAGCATTATTTGAAGCTGTAAAGGAGGCAATGGAATGAACGAAGTAGTACCCGTAGAGCAGACAGCAGAAACCGCCCTTGCTCCTGCCGTTGAAGCAAACGAAGCCATTGCTCCTGTAGCTTCCGGCAATAAAACCATGTGGAATGACGCGGAACTTATGAAGCTGTCCTTCCAGACCGCAAAGATACTGGCATCTACCACCGCAATGCCCGATAGATACAAGAACAAGCCCGGCGACTGCCTCATTCTCGTAGACCTTTCAAACCGCATGGGCGTATCTCCTATCGCAGTTGCTCAGTGGTCGCAGGTCATCAAAGGCAACTTCACATGGGCAGGTCAGGCTTGCAAAGCCCTTATAGACGGCTGCGGCAAATACAGAGAAAGCAGATACCAGATGTTCGGTGCGCCCGGAACCGATGAACGTGGCTGCGTACTTACGGCAATAAAGCGCTCAACCGGCGAAGTGGTAGAAGGTCCCGAAGTTACGATAAAGATGGCAAAAGAAGAAGGCTGGTACGACAAGTCAGGCTCCAAGTGGCAGACTATGCCGGAGCTTATGCTCAAGTACAGAGCTGCGGCCTTCTTCGCAAGAACAGAATGCCCGGAAGCGCTGATGGGCTTTTACAGCTCCGAGGAAATGCAGGATATAAAAGGCTATGAGGAGGATAGATACACAGCATGATAAGAATACAGACCGGGGAAGTATATACAGCGGAAAGGGCAAGAAGTGGAAGCTCTGCAAATGGCCCTTGGGAGCTGCTGGTAGTAAAAGAAGGTCGAGAGGAACTTACTCTTTGGGTAACAAACTGCGGCACAGGCATTACAGACGGCGGACAGTTCCGTATAAAGAGCATTGATGTCGCAACCAAAAAGCCTGTTGCATATAAAGACGGTAGGGTATGCAGGGACAGAAGCGTAAGAGACGTACAGTGGAGAACAGAAATGGACCTCAACGTAACTGTAGAACCTCTCGGCTTTGCGTATAACGGTCTTGATATATCTGCCGCAGAGTTTGACGATGGCAGCGACCTTCCCTTTAACATGAGTGACAATTCCTTCGACATAGACCCACTTCCTCTCTAAGCCATGAACATTGATATCAATTCCATTATATCGAGAACGAAGAACATCGGGGCGGAAAGCCCCGGTGACTTCGGAACATTCAACCTCAACAACGGTGTTCTTCATGGCGTTAACTGCAAACTCTGCAATAACACAGGACGCACATTGGAAACAAGAGACGGAATGCTCTATGCCAGAGAATGTGAATGTATGAACTTGCGCCGTGGCCTTATGTATCTCAGGAAAAGCGGCCTTGAGGACATGATAAAGCATAACACCTTCGATACATTCAAAACCCCAAATGCTGCAACAACAAACATAAAAGCCAGCGCAAAAGCATATGCGGCATTGAAAGACGGTACATGGTTTTTCGTCAGAGGCACAAGAGGCTCAGGCAAAACACATATCTGCACAGCGATAGCCAAAGAAATCCTTGAGAGCGGAAAGAGTCTCAAATACGTATTGTGGCGCGACCTTACTCAAAAGCTGAAATCCGTCATCAATGAACCTGAATACAGAGAGGTTATGGACAGTCTCATTAAAGCCGATGTGCTCTACATAGATGACTTTCTGAAAGGCAGCGTTTCAGAGCCTGATATAAACAGGGCATATGAAGTAATAAATGCAAGATACAACCTAAAAAAGAAGAAAACAATCATAAGCTCCGAGAGAAGCCTTGAAGAGATAGACGGCATGGACTCTGCAATATCCGATAGGATAAGAGAACGCTGCCGAGGCTTCTGCTTCACTCTCGACAGCATCAATTGGAGAAGAAAATGCTATCCCAAAACAACATCTGGAACTGCACACTCTATGGTCAGCCGATAACCAAAAAGAACTCTCAGCGCATAGTAATAAACCCCAAAACCAAAAGGTCTATGATACTCCCGTCAGCGCAGTATAAGGATTATGAGCAGAAAGCCGGAGTACAGATAAATCCGCCCGACAAGCCTATAGAGCAAGCGGTCAATGTCCGCTGTGTTTACTACATGGCGACAAAGAGAGCCTGTGACCTCACAAACCTCATGGAAGCCACCCACGATATTCTTGTAAAGCACAAAGTGCTTGCTGACGACAACAGCCGCATTATCTTCTCCGTGGACGGCTCAAGAGTGTCATATGACAAGGAAAACCCAAGAACCGAAATATTTATCGAGGAGGTTCACTCAGATGAACAACGGTGAAGCGCTTCGCCAGAAGCGTTTATCCAAGAACATATCGTTCCGCAAGCTTGCAAGTATAAGCGGTGTAGCCCCAGGCACTATATACCGCATAGAAAAAAACCTTTCCAAACCCCACGAAGCCACAAAAAGGGCTTTGGAAAATGCAATTGAAAACACACCATGTCAGACTACAACCTCTACAAAAGAAGCTTGAACCTGCTAAATAGCGACATTGTAAATGCCCTTCGCGAAAGATACCCCAACTTCCGCAAAGGGCAATGCTCAATGATATGCCGACCCGAACAGTATGGCCTGACCCTTTTGCCGGAAGCCGAGCTGCTTTTAATGGAAAAACTCGGCAAAGGAAAGGGACTTGCTGTAAAGGATAAAAGAAATCGCAAGGTTAAACCTCTCAAAAGCCGCCGTCTTGCTGTTTCCATAGACGAGCAGCATTACGACAGGGTGAAAATAAAAATGCAGCAGATGGGCTGTACAAGCGTACAGAGCTTTCTTGAAAAACTGTTGGATGAAGCAATGAAAGATGAAAGCAGCAATGAAAATTAAAAATACCTGCTATGGCTGCCATAAAAGGCATAAAGCCTGTTGGTCAGACTGTAATGAATACCAGTCTGCAAGAGCTGAGTTCGACAAACTAAAGGCCAACAAGATGAGTGAGTTCAAACGCAACGAAGCTGTTGGTGCTGTACAGTATCACAGCTTGGATAGAAACAGAAAAATGAGGCATATATGAGAAATTTACTTGAAGAAACATTAGAGTGTCTTGAAGAAAATGGTGTAGAGCTGGCAGATGTACGTTGGGTGGGTTGCCGGGAATTTCAGATACCAATAAGTGAGTTCCTTGAAAAAGCCGATGCAGAATATGACAGCGGCTATGGTTGGCAAGAAGTGGCAACAGATTTGACCGTAGTTGGTGACAACTTCCGGCTTGAGCGGCACGAATACGACGGCTGTGAATGGTGGGAGTTTAAAGTGCTTCCCCAAAAGCCTACAGAAATAAAGACCAATATAAAAATAATAAATCGAAAGAATGGATGGCAAACATTGTCCAAAATGCAGGAAGGATGGAATGAGTGAGAGACAAACTTATTGCGCTGATGAACAACGCTATGCTAACCCGTGAGAACGACAGGCTCATGTATGGTGAAGCCAGACTTACTTTCGAGGAGCTTGCCGACTACCTCATAGCCCACGGCGTGACGGTGCAGAAATGGATACCGGTGGAAGAGGAATTGCCTGAAACAATACCCTGCACAGCAGGAACGGCATATTCTAATGCTGTGAACGCCCTTACATCTGGCCGCAAAGTAATCACAGCAATTTTTGACGGCGAGGACTTCATAGGTGATGCTGCATTTTGGGATGCAGAGGACGAGGTTATAACGCACTGGGCACCTGTCCTTTTGCCACTGCCCGAAGCACCGAAGGAGGTATCCGAATGAGACTTATAGACGCCGAATGGCTTGAAAAACAAGCTGTTTGTATTTACACATACGGTGGGACAAGGTTTGTTTCGGTTGATACGATAAAAAAAGCCCCCACCATAGAAGCCGAGCCTGTGAAGCATGGACGGTGGAATGCTGCAAATGATGGAACGCACTTTTGCTCTGAGTGCGGCTGTGATGCTTCATACACATGGGATGATATAGACCGATTTTTTATAAATTCGGCTGACGATGTGCCAGACCGCATAAGCAACTACTGCCCCAACTGCGGGTGCAAGATGGATTTGGAGGAAACATGAGAGAAATACTATTCAGAGGCAAGCGCCTTGACAACGGCGAGTGGGTAGAGGGTGGAGTTGTGCAAGGCGTTGTGCATGAATTGTGGCGTAACAGTGACCGAGCATATATTACCGTGTTCCCTGAGTTCCTTTCAAGATTAAAGCTTGAAGAAGTAGACCCCTCCACTGTAGGCCAGTACACCGGGAAAATGGATGTGAACGGCAAAAAGGTCTTTGAACACGACATTTTGCAGCTTTACACAGTATGGGTAGACGGCACAAGAACAAAATCTGCAAAAGTTATTGTACAGTGGTGGACGAATGACCAGTGCTATGTGTTAACAACAAAAGAAGGGTATCACTGTGCCGATTTCGGAAATTACGGCAGACCGGAGTATTTTGAAGTCATCGGCAACATACACGATAACCCGGAGCTGTTGGAGGAGTGAAATGAAACCTATATATGAACCCAAGGGTAAAGCCAAAGAATACGGCGATTATGCAATCAACATTTATACGGGCTGTCCGCACCGCTGCTATTACTGCTTTGCACCGTCTGTCTTACGGAGAGACAGAGAAACATTCCATGCCAACGTGCAGCCCCGTGAGGGCATTGTCGAAGCAGTCAAAAAACAGCTTGAGCGTGAGAAAATCACTGGGAAGCTCATTCATCTTTGCTTCACCTGTGACCCTTACCCCACAGGCTACGATACCACACCCACGAGGGAAATCATAAAACTGCTGAAAGAGCATGGAAACCATGTGCAGATACTTACCAAGGGTGACGGCAGCCGTGATTTTGACTTGCTGGATGAAAACGACTGGTACGGCATAACACTTTCAAGCAATACAAAAATCGCATCTGTAGCGGAACCGGGAGCAATTTCGCCGGGAAAACGAATGTTGACCGCACAGGCTGCTCATCAACTTGGCATAAAAACGTGGGTATCCTTTGAGCCGGTTTTAGAGACTGATGCCGTATTATCTATTATCGTCTCATATTTTGATGTATTTAACAAAATCAAAGTCGGGAAACTTAATTACCATCCATCTGACATAGATTGGGCAGCATTTGGGAAAATGGCAGAGAGTGTCTGTAGAGAAACTGGTGTTGATTACTACATAAAAGACAGTTTGCGGAAAGAAATGGAGGACGAGGGATGAACAATGACCTGATAAGCCGCTCTGCGCTGATTGCACTTCTGGAAAATGAAAAAATCCGCATGGCGGTTGACAAGGGGAAAATGTTTCGCCTCATAGAAGCCGCTCCCGCTGTGGATGCTGTAGAAGTGGTGCGGTGCAAGGATTGCATACACTACGAAAAGTACCCGGACTATGCAAATGAATGTTGGAACGATGCCGGTATGCTCAATGTATACGACGACTGCTTTTGCAGCTACGGAGAAAGGAGAACAGAATGAGTACGGTTCCAAATCTAACCCAAGACATACTAACATCTATTCAACTCGCCATAAGAGAATATACGGTCAGGAATAATAGACAGCCTGCAAAACTGCTGTTGAGTTACGATGCTTACCTCAATCTTAAATATATGAACGACGCAAAATGGAGTTTTTCGCAAATCCCTACTATCTTTGGAATACCTTTTGAAATTTCCAAAGATAGAGGCGTACATATCTATCTATGCGAACCTGAAATACACATCATCCAATTATCATCTATTAACACCGTGAAGACACAGGAGAGTTAACAATGGGATTTTTTGAAGTTTTAACGATAGTATTCATTACTCTGAAACTGATGGGTGTAATTGCTTGGAACTGGTGGTTTGTGCTTCTTCCTGAAATTATTGCAATCACACTCTATATAGTTATATTCATAGCAACAATTATAAACGAAAAAAGAAAATTGAATACGATATATAAAAAATATACAAGGAGTAACAATGATAGAACTTAAACCATGCCCATTCTGCGGGGGAGAAGCCTTTCCCAGACACAAGATATCTTTTCCCGCACATGGCGAAAGAGTAGATGAGCATTATATTTGCTGCATTCACTGTGGTGCTAAAGGCCCTGCATATAATGCCGAAGAGGACATCTTGAGATTAACTGAAAGAACAGCGCGAAAAGCCGCTGACGCTTGGAACAGGAGGATATAGCATGGATTTTGTAAAATATCAGCATGTGGAACGCTATGGAAACGCCGAGGTCGAGGGCATAGAAGCCGGCACTTGTTATGTGTTTCCCAAGATAGACGGAACTAATGCTTCCGTCTGGCTCGGCGAAGATGGTGTTGTACACGCAGGAAGCCTAAAAAGAGAGCTTGCCTTGGATAACGACAACGCGGGCTTCATGAACGCTATAGTAAAAGATGAACGCATAAAAGCCTTTCTGAAAGATAATCCTTCAATGCGCCTCTATGGTGAATGGCTCGTGCCTCATTCTCTCAAGACCTACAGAGACGATGCGTGGAGAAAGTTCTATGTCTTTGATGTCTGCATAGGCAACGAAGAAAACGGCCTTGAGTATCTGCCCTACCCCTATTACAGCATCATACTGCAAAGATACAATATAGATTACATAGCTCCAATCCGCATCATAAGAAACGGCGGTCTGGATAAGTTTGTAAGATGCCTTGAGCAGAACGACTACCTCATAAAAGACGGAGAAGGGGCAGGAGAGGGCATAGTAATAAAAAACTATGACTATAAAAACAAATACGGTAGACAGACTTGGGCTAAAATAGTGACCTCTGAGTTCAAGGACAAGCACCGCAAGGAAATGGGTGCCCCCGTGATAGAAGCAGACCTTATAGAAGCCCGTGTGGTTGACAGGTTTGTTACCAACGCTTTCGTTGAAAAGGAATACGCTAAGATAGCAAATGAAAACAATGGCTGGACTTCCAAGATGATACCCCAGCTCCTCAGTCGTGTATTCCACGAACTTATATGCGAGGAAATGTGGAACATCCTGAAAGTCTTTAAAAACCCCGCCATAAACTTCAAGGTGCTCAACAATTTCACGATAGCCAAAATAAAAGAAGTAAAACCTGAACTGTTCTAATATGGGAAAATACCAGAACGACTATAATGTAATGTGCCCCTTTTATTTGGGGCACAAAGATAGAGACATATACTGCGAAGGTGTTCAGCCCACAAGCAGCACTATCAATCACCTTGCCAGCAAAACAGATGCCGAGGATTACCGTTATGCAGTATGTCAGGATAACTGGAAAAAATGCCTCATATCCACTATGCTCAATTCCAAATACTAAGGTAGGATAAATGAAAAACAGAATAAAAGTTGCTTTCGGAGAATGGAACATATGCGTGTTTCCATTCTCCATAATAATCAGCCCCGCAAAATATGAAGGCGGCAAAACAGGCTCAAGCATAGCCATAGGCTTTCTCATTTGGGCTGTCAGTATATTCATTTATGATAAGTGAAGGAGATATATGCCTGATATAAATAAATGCCCTGTGTGCGGCTCTGAAATGCAGTTGGAAGAAGAACGCCCTTGGTACAGACTCAGATGTACCGGCTGCCCTCTTGACTTTGGTCGTTACTGGTTCGAGTGCAAAGAAGCGCTTATAAGAAGCTGGAACAACTGGTCAAGTAAGGACATAGTGAAAACTGACCCGGAGCGCGTAAAAAGGATGCGCGAACTGAACAACAAGCCTAACAGAAACCACGCCTACGAAAAACTGTTTATGAGGAGATAAATATGACTACACTCAAAGTAAAGCTCGACCCCGGCGCTTATATGCCTGAACGTGCCCATGAAGCAGACGCAGGATATGACCTGCGCTCACCGATTAAGGACAGGCTATATGCCGGAGAAGCAATAGTTATTGACACTGGTGTTCACGTTGCCATACCAAAAGGCTATGCCGGTATGCTCAAATCCAAAAGCGGTCTGAACGTAAAGCACGACATAGTAGGCGAAGGAGTTATCGACTCAGGCTATACCGGGTCTATCAGAGTAAAGCTTTATAACCACGGCAAAGAAAGCTATGTAATAGAAAAAGGCGACAAGATAAGCCAGCTCGTGATAATGCCGATATCCACTCCCGAAACGGAGCTTGTATCACAGCTCGAAGAAACAGAACGCGGCAGCAATGGTTTCGGCTCTACAGGTAAATAATACGAGGCAGGGATAAACCCTGCCTCTTTGTTATCTCTGTTTAGATTTATACTGTTGCAAAGAAGTTTTCCATCCGTTTGAGTTCCAAATCTCCTCAAGAAGAGCCTCCATAGCCGGGTTTGCCTTGTATACGGAGTACAGCTCAGCCTGTTCAATATACCCGTCACCGTCCACGTTGATTTTTTCGTACAACTCAGGTATGTCAGCGGTGGGGTAATCGTGCTTTACAGCCGCCTGATAGACTGTTTTGGTGTTCTTGCTCAGCACAAGCTCTGCCAATGCGTTTTTCTCGTTGCCGGAAATCTTGGCGTTTGAAACGCCGTAAAGCTTCGCAACACTGTTATCTTCGTCCAAGTCATGCTTTTCAGCTTGCTTCTTTAGCGTTTCTGTGTACTTGTTGTAAGACTTTGAAGATACTCCTGCCTCGTAAGCATCAATCAGGCTTGAATGGTTGCCCTGCTTGAATTGTTGTCTGGAAGCGTTTGGAAGTTTTTTGTAGTCCTCAAGAAGCGCGTCAAGTGCGGTGTAATTTTCGGCTTTCTCAGCAGCAGAAAACGCGGTTTTGTATGCTAAATACTCTGCTATGTCCTTCTTTGGAATAGCGGGTATGTCAGGCTTTGGGTTTCCGTCATCGTCCTTGCCGCGCTTTACAATACCTTCGTTGATGTTTTTGAATTCTGATGTATATTCAATATCAGCGTTTTCAAAATACTCCGCACGAGCAGCATCTATAGCATACTTTTTGGCCTCAAGCACAATTGCCTCTTTAAGCTCAACTACTGCGTTTTTAAAGCTTGCTTCTTCAACAAGCTCATCCACCAAGGAATAATATGTGTCCATTGCAGTATCGCTGTATTTTTGCCGTTCCTTTCGGCTGAGCGTATACTCCTTTGAGTTGTGCTCTATCTTACCTTCAAAGTTTGCCGGAGTAAGAGAAAGCTTACCGGTGCTTTCAACAAGCTCATCTATAACTCTGTAAGCAGCTTTTCTCTGCTCTGAGATTTTGTCTCCGCTTATTGCATCAGCGGTCCGCTCAGCAATTCCTTTTCCGGTTACGGCTTTCTTTTTGTCTATATCAAAAAGAAGCTCGTTGAGTATATCCCGTTCGGAAGAAATGCTTATCTTCTTGCCCTCTATAGAGCTAACAATGTCCTTTATCCATAAAGACGCTCCGCTTATGACATCATAAAAGCCCGACAGGGGAACGCCGGATGCGTTTGACATGGACACAGCGAAGTTCTTAATGTTTTTTGCGCTCGGAGATTTAAGAACACTGTTAAGCTTTGACGTAATGTCAACAACGGTGTTTATTCCTCCAAGACTTGGATTGAAAATGCTGTCAGGCTCTTTTCCTGTTGCAGCCTGTGCTGCCGCAGCCATCACGCTGTACAGAGTGTCACCGAAAAGATGTATGCCAAATAAAGTTTCCGCTGCGTTGTCGCCAAGCTCAGAAACTATACTTTCAAAGGTAAACTCATCCTCATCGTCCTGATATTTACCATGCTTATGGAGAACAGCATCAGCGATAGCACCAAGTATTGCAAACTCCGCAGAAGATACTATCTGCCCGGCAACTGCTCTTGCGTATTTATCTTTTGCTTTGGACTCGGAAGCCGTTCCTTTTGCGGCATGTGCTTCTAAAGCCGCAGCAATTGTAGCGTTGAGCTGTGCGTTCTGCTGACTTTTGAACAGCGTGACGTTTTTCGTAAGCTCATTATTGCTTCGGTATATGGAAGATGCAGATATTTTTGTTGCATCTGACTGTGTGTTCAAAAGAGCATCTGCAAAAAGCTCATCTACCTGCTTCATAAGCGCATCGGACTTTGTGATGTCTGCATTGCCGTTCTCGGCGCTTACCTGCATTGCAGCTGCATAATAAATGTTCTTGATGGCGTTCTGGTCTGCTCTGGAAATGCTCGTAAGCCATTTTTCACCGACAAAAGGTATCTTTGCAATCGCTTTTTTCCAAGCAGTATCACTGAGATTTGCCACATTCCCAACGGTAGAGTCAATATTACCCAAAGTTCTGTGCTGGTAAAGTTTGTTTTCGCCGGCAGCGTTCTTGTATTTTCTGCCTCCTCCAAACTGCGCCATGAGAAGATAACTGAGTTTTATATCTCCTGCCGCCGCGACAGTGCCTGCCGCCTGTTTAAGCGGCGTTGTAAGTTTCAGTGTAAGAGCTGCCTGACCAAGATTTTTACGAAGAAATCCGGCAGCTTTTTCAATGCCGTTTTTCTCGGTAAAACTGCTTTCAAATTTCAACGCATCCGCATACTCTTTCAATGTCTTTGCAACATCGGCTCCAAGGTTTTCTTCAACCACATCCATTAATGATGTTCCACCGGCGCCTTTTTCCGAAAGCATCTGCATTTGCCTTGAAAAATCAGCCCACGCAGCGTACTGCGCAGAGTTCTGAATGTACCTGTCTATTACTCCTTCGGTGGGGTCTATAAGCAGGATGCCGCCGTCCTGTCTTGTCCTGTCCTTTACGTTTCTGAACAGGCTGAAAAAGCTCTCGCCCTCGGTGTCCAAAGCTCCACCCTTTGGCATATAGGCGACAGGAAAATATTTCCCGTCAAGTATCTCGCCCATGTCATAACCTTCTGTATTCATATGGGCTTCTTTGAGCTTTGGAAGCATATACTCAAACACCTTATCCAAGGCTTTGTTGTATTCGCTCAAAACTTCGTTCTTGTCGGAAAGAAAATCCAAGGTTTTTCTGAGCCTTGTTATAGCGCCCTCATCGCCAAGACTAAGCTCTGTTTTAACGCCGCGTTCATCGGCAACAATAAGCTTTGCATCTTTGCCGTAAGAAACAGGCTTGCCTTTCGCTTTAAAAGCAATGCCGCCTATTCCTCCCTCTCTGCTTTCAAGTGCGCTTTCCCATTCTCTTACAAGGTGAGTAAGCTCTATCATGCTAAGTTCGTGGTCGCCAAGCTTTACTCCGCTCTTGAAATAGCCACTCAGAAACTTCTCTGCATCCTTTGTTTCAAGAAAGCCGTTGAACAAATTCTTCGCTTCAACAATAAGTTCTTTTTCTTTCTTGTTAGCCTCAGTTTCCTTATTGGCAAGCTTATATCCTTCGCCTCCGGCTTCTGCGCTGAAACCGTCTATCATTTTAAGATAGTTTCTTGGCGTTAGCAGCCCGGCAGTCAGCTTTATGCCCTTTTCCTTACTGATTTTATTCTTGTAAAAGCCGGTTTCCTTAAACTTTTTTGTCAGCTCGGAAATTTTACCTTTTGTTTTGGCTATAACGGCATCGGCTGCGTCGCGCTGTTCTATTCGTTTGCTCAAAAGAGAAAGTGCGTCCGCTGCAAGCTTATGCCCTCTTTCCCGGTTGCCGTCCTCTCCATAGAGGTTGGCATCAGCCTCGTCCAGCTTTTCAGCAACTTCCTTGTAGTAAAGGCTTCTGGTTTCGCTCTTAGGGCTATCTTTCAGTCTGCTGTAATAATCCCTGAAATTGCTTAAATCACTGTTGCCATCCGCAACCGCTCTTACCCTGTCTGCAAGCACAGTGCCTGAGTTGCTTATAACATTGCCGTTTTTGTCCTTCTTTTCGGTAAAGCGACCTGCAATCTTATCTGCTGCATTTTTGGCCTGTGCAGAACGAGAACCGAAGTTGTTTTTGACGGTAGCCGCCTTGTTATCGTCGGCCTTGGGCGGCTCGGCAACACGAACATTATGCCCTTTAAGGTCGGAAGCGTTCAAAGCTCTTGCGTTCTCTTTCTGCTCGTCACTGACAGGCATTCTTTTCCCACTTGTAAACTTGAGTTCGCCCTCTGTCGGAGCTTCAAAAGAACGTACATTCTGACCCAAATCAGGAGAATTGACATTTTCATACCGCTGTGATACATATGTGTTAGAGGCTTCGGCCTCAGCAACAGGAGATTGCACATTTTTCGTTTCGGACGTGACACGCGAGGCATCTGCATCCGCGGTTTGTGCAACTCCTGTTCTTTTTTTCTCAGGATTGGTATTAACTGCCGTGTTATCTACTTCCTGCAACACAGTATCTGCATTTTCTTTTGTCTTCTCAGCAACATTGCCGGTAGCCTCAAGCAGCAAATCAACATTGCTCGGCTGCTGTACAGGCTCATTGGAAACAGTCTCTTTGCCATTGCCATTTCGCACATTGAAGCCGTTTTCATCGGTATTTCTGTTGTAGCTTACAAGTTCATCCGGTATACTGTTTGCCTCTTGCTGGTTTAACCTCTCAGTTTGCCCTGTGCTTGCAGTTTGGGTGCTGGGTGGTATCTGTGTACCCCCCACGGTCTCCTGTGCGCTCTGAGAGCCTGTAGGCTTCAATTCCGTTTTGGGTGCTGTGTAGTCGCTTTTGGGTGCAGTAGGCTGAGTGTTGTTGATAATGCTCTGCCCAGAACCGAACACACCCACAAAAGCACCAATCAGCATTTCATAGAGAATATCTTCCTTGCTCCGTGAAACATCTGCGCCTACTCTCTGCAAGAAATTGCCATCTGTGTTTTCGCTCCATCCGAACATCTGGTCGGCTGCAATCTGTAGCACGTTGGCTACACCTTCCTCTGCGCCCTCTCCTGCTGATGAGATAAGAGCCTTTACATAGGGGCTTTCCATAGCCTTGTCAACAGCCTTGCCGATTACGGACTTGCCGTAGACCTTTTCAAAGCCGCCGCCCAGCATTTCAGAACCAAGCTCAACCAGTGCGGAAGTAAGACCCTTGCCCATTGCGGTGTTTGCATCGTCGCCCTCGGCTCGTGCCTGTCCTGCTGCTGCACCGTAGGAACGCAAAGCCATATTGACCCTGCCGCCTATGCCGCCTGTTGCCATGCTTGCCAGTGCGTCAGCGCCTATGTCAAGACCGGTATGGGCAGCGTCTATAAGAAACTGTTCAGCTTTGCTCTGACCTTCCTTTGCCCTTGCAAACTCGCTCATGTAATCGGCATTTTTCTCGTCTGCCATTGCATAGAGATTATTAACGCCGGAAAGGTCGGGCTTTACTCCAAGGGCTTCAAGCTGACGGTTGATGTCATTCCAAGCTTTTTCAATTTCTTCCGACTGCTCAAAGGTGGCTACATTTGCCCTCGCCGCCTCAAGCTGCGCCCTCTGCTGCATGAGCCTGTCGTACTCCGCTCTCTGCTGTGGCGTGAAGCCTGCATAAGTATTCTCATCGGCCTCAAGATTATAACGCTTGGCCTGTTCACCTACATTACCGGCAAGGTTCAGGTAAGAGGCTGCTGTCTTATCGCCCCAAGAACTGAAAATAGCATCCATACGGTCACTGCCCACATATGCCTGCGGTGCATTTTTAAGGTGGCTCTGAAAAGCGTTGGCCCGTTCTGTCAGCTCCCGTATTTTATTTCGGTGTTCTTCTTCCTGCTCAATAGTGGTGATGTTTCCGGCTCGTGCTTCTTCCTGTTCTATCTCGGCGATAATAGAGAGAAGATAAGCTTTTTTCCACTGTCGCAGTGAGGCAAACTTCTTATTCATTGTGCCCTCGGTTGAAAGCCCATCGGAAATCCGCTGCGATACTTCGGCTTCGTACTGGCTCTCTGCTCTCTGCTGTTCCCTTGCGGCCTTGTCCTTCTGCATCTGTCCTGCAAGGATGTTTTCGTCAAGACCTCTGCCGAAGAAGTCTGCACCAAGCTCACCGCTTTCAAACTTGGAGAGAAGATTTATCTGGTCGGTGTATTTCTTTACGTCGGCGTCGTAAAGTACCTCACTCAGAGGGCCGTTCATATGCCCCCGGTTCTTCTCTTCAAAGCCCTGCAATGCCGCCCTTGTCTGCTCTACAGTTTCATACTGTGGAAAATTCAACTGAGGGCGTATAGCATCTAACGCCCTCTGCTGTTCTTTCTTCTGCTCTGCATTTTCACGGTAGCTCTGCCGGGTCTGAGAAAAGCGCCCTCTGCCGTTGTCGGCTTGGGTAGGCTGAGATTGATTAGCAGATGAGTTTTGCCCTTTTATTTCTACGCCTGACGGTATGCCACTAACTGCTTCGTGATATAACCGATTTATTTCTGTCGGAGTATAATTTGCATAAAGTTCTTCTTTAGAGTTAATACGTGACATATATAATACCTATATTATTAAAAATACTCGTGATTTAATATTGTATTAGCAACACTGTTGGCTATGTGATTTCCGGGGTCCCATCCGCCCTTTGCCGCTGCGGTGTATGGATTTGCGACCCAGCCCCAAGTGTTATCTATACCCCCGCCGCTTGCGGGTGCCGATGCTCTCACAGGCAGCTTGCCGTCCACAAGGTCTTTCAGGGAAAGTCCGCCTGTTGCAGTCCATCCTTCGGGTCTGCGCCCGGTCATCACGTAGTATTCGTCGGCGGTAATGCGGCCTGTGTTGTAGGCAAGGTCGGGGTTCTGCGCTTTCCAAAGTGCAAGCATAGCATCTGCCTGTTCCTTGCCGTAAAGATTGGAGAACAAAGAGAAGTCGCCGTACTGCGCCGCTATCTGTGCATTCTGCAAATCTCTGTTGTAAGCGTTATTGTACTCGTTGAGAAGTGCGCCGCTGAGATTGTAGGCGTTCTCTGCTGCCGCTGCCGCTTTCTGTCTCTCGTACTGTGCGGCAAGCTCCGCTTTCTTCCTCTCGGAGTCGGCTATAGCCTCGCTCTCGGAAGTACGCAAGCCGCCAAAGGCTCTCAGGTATTCGTTGTTCTGCGCAAGTGCCGCCTGAGAAGCAGTTCCGGTATTAATGCCGTTTCCTGCTGCCTGTTGGTTGAAGTTGCGGCGATTTCTCTCGTACTGGGTGGAAAGGTCATTGGCTGACTGCTGATACTGAGGGGCTATCTTGTCCTGTGCTTGCTGCTGTGCGGAAAGGCTCTGCTCGTATGCGCTCTTTAGCTCCTGCTCTCTGGCGGTTTTCTGAGCGTCATACATCCGGTTGATAGCCTCAGTACGTGCCGTGTTATAGCTGCCGTCAACTATATTGTTTTTCTTTTGAAGTTCATCCATTTGCGTATCTCCTTAACGCTTTAGAAGTGCCGCCCAAGTGAGATTACCGGCAACACCGTCACCGATGAGTCCGCTTTCTGCCTGGAACGCCATTGTCGCGGTGCGGGTCTTGTTCCCAAAATCACCGTCAACATTCAGGTTGAAGCCTCTCGCCACAAGCAAGCCCTGTAGTGCTACCACATCCCCGCCGAACATACCAAAGGCCAGTTCACGAGGAGGCCAGAAAATCTCTGTTGCTGGTGTGTGGAATATTTCATCCCCCGGTTCTCCTGTGGGGCTGTTGTCGGGGCGGCTCGGCTGTGATACATCCATGCCGCCAAGGCTCATGTAAAACTGGTTGGCAAATCCAGCCCTTGCCGCCACTTTGCTTTCAGCATTGGCAGGGCGTTCATATTTCAGGCACACTATTCTTGCCGCTTCATACACACTGTTGGTAGTTTGAAGTGCCTGCCATACGCCGGGGAAATCCTCTTTCATTTCCTTAACAGCAAAAGCCGTCTGCATATCTTCATTGTCGATTGATGTACCAATACCTCGTGCATATGCAAGCAGCTTTGCCTTGCGGTCTGGTGCTGTCCACTGGCAAAGTCCATAACCAATAGCGTCATTGACAAAGCCGATATTGCCTGCGTTTACTCCGGCTGTATAGTATTCGTCGTTCCTGCCGTAGCTGTCCTGAGCGTTGTTGGCTCTCATTGCGCTCTCGTCTCGCATATTGCCCATAAGACCGCAAGCACCAACCGCCGTCATTCCAAGCTGTCTAAGTCTTGCGTATATTGTCTGTATGCTCATGTTATCAGTCCTCCGTCAGCAATCCACTGCTGCTCTTATCGCTGTCGTCAACCACTTCCACATAAAGCCCCACAAGCTCACTGAGGGGAGAGTACACAGGAATACCGGTATCTCTCGTGCAGCGGTAGATAATGCCGCCCTGTATGTAGTACAAGCCGCTGACAAGCTCCATGTTGCCCTCGTAGGGTATGGGGTCGTCCAGTGTTCCGGCATGGGCTTCGTCGATAACTGCGAATAGACTTTCCGTGCCTGTGCTGCCGGGTACGTACTGCTCCACAAAAGTGTACTCAGGCTGTAGGGTCTTATATAGCTTGTCCCCGTGCCGGAACTTATAGCCCTTCTGCACGGTCTGGCCTATGAGCTTTTCCCATTCCCGGTACAGTTCCTTCACCTCTACCGCCTGTTCATCCGTCAGCATGGAGGCTGCCTTGTCTATCGTCTCTCGCTTGCGGAGAGCACCATTGTAATAGCTCTTCATTCAGGCTTTACCTCCATAACCTCAAGTGCGGCTTTCATGTCGGCGTTCTCACTCTGCACGTTCTCAAGCTCTGCGTTCTTTTTGTTTATTTCCTCATCGAAGCTTTCTACAAGCTCCTTGGTGGAGTCTGTATAACTGCCGTTTAAAATCATGTGTGTCCTCCTTTAAGTGGTCAGCCAGCATTGGTTAATTCTATGGATATTCACCTCAAGTACACCTCATCAAATGTGATTGTGTGAGTTCCTACAGCGCCTGCACCGAGCGACACGCTGACATAATAACTGCCTGTTATTGCAGAAACATCAAGAGATAACAAGCCGGTTCCTGCTCCAGCTAATTGCAGTTTCACGCTGCTGGAAGGAGAAGTTGCATAACTGTCTTTAACACTAAGAAGGGTGTCCGCCGCAGAACTGCTTGACGGACTGCTTGAAACCTTGATAAACAGTCTGCTGTAGCCACTTAAATTAATTTTATTTTGAGTGATAGCCTCTATTGCTTGCCGTGCCGAGGTGTCCGAAGTTCCCCAGCTTGTGCATGAAAGAGTGATTGAATTTGCATTCTTTGTCATTGTGCCAGTTCGGCTGTACCAAGAAGATGTCCACTTGTTGCTATTCCAACCTCCGGTTACAGCAGAGCACAAATCGCCCTTGTTGTATAGCCACAGTGTATAACTCAGCGTCACGTTTGCCACCTGACCCCGATAGGTGAGAGCTGCGGTACTTTGTGCCGTAAGATTGTACCCGTCATTGCTCGTCGCCTTCACCGTCCACGTACCCTTTTTGTTCACCGTAAACGTGTGTGTACCACCGCCTGTGTGGGTAAAGCTCTTGCCTCCAAGAGAGACGGTGCACGTACCATTGGGATATGTCACCTTGATAAAGCCCTTAAACGGAGCATCGCCAAGATTGATTATCATGCTCCCGCCCCCTTATACCAAGATGACCACGTTGGCGGTCACGTCCGCACTCGGAGTAGAGGAACAGCTAAAGGTCAAAGTACCATCCCCCTGTCCGGAGCAGTATACCTCCGCATCGTTCCACACGCTTCGGCTTGCCGGTGCTGCGGCGACCAGTACATTGTTGCCTGCGGTCACGCCGGAAACGTTCACAGTCTGCTTTTTGCTTGCCCATCCTGCCGCTGCCAGCACCACAGCAACACCCTTGCTCTTGGCATCGTCAGCAAGCTTCTCTGCGGTCACGGCTTTATCTGCTATGTTGTTGCCGTACACAGCTTTGGGCGCTATCTTTGTTCCTTCTATGGTTTCATCGGCTAATGCTCTGCCGGGTACTACCTTGTTGGGGAAGTCCGTGCTTTGCAGCATTATGGCATCTTCTGTCAGATGTTCTCTGCCTATGCTGCCTTTCGCTACCTTGTTTCCTGTGACTGCACTATCCGCTATTTTAGGCTCTGTCACCGCCCCGTCTGCTATAACCGGCTCTGTGACCGATGCAGCGGCGTATTTTTCTGTGCCGATACTGCCATCAACTATTATTCTGCCGTCAATGCCGCTGCCAGAGGATACGCCGAGGGCTGCTGCCTCTATCGCCGCCTCTACCTCCGGTATCAGCGTCTTGTTCAGATACTCCTTGAGTGCGTTGCCGCCCTCGTCAAACTTCTCTTTAAGTTGCTCTGCGCTCAAGCCGCCCACATCATTGGGTTCATCCGGCAGAAGCGCAATTATACTCATGTTTTTAGTAAATAGACTTAATGCCATATCTTTATCTCCTTAACTTACCCGCATCCACACATAGAAGGCTTGATACGGCGGCATATTATTATGGGCAGCTCCGCCGCCAGCATATTCAGTCCGGTTATTGCTCGTATTCGTTAATTCTTGAACATCATAAACACCCCAAATGCCAGCCGGGTTTAAAGTGGCCCTACCCATGTAAATAGCATGATAATGACTCGGCATTTCATTGACGGTCAGCGTGTGCGTTGCCTCGCCGCCTGTACTCCCTGCTGGGTACGTGTCACCAGCGGCAAGAATAAACCTGTCTTTAATCTGCACCCACTCGCCAAAACCAAACAGCTCCCTGGGATTGATGTTGTTTGCGTTTATGTAAAGGCTGCCTGGCTGGTAAAATAGTTCCAATACTTCTTGTGCAAGTTTTAACAGCGTAACTGAGCCGTCCGCAAGCTCAGCGGTGCCAACGCTTCCCGGCTTTATACTGGTGTCAACATTGCCTATCCCCTTCAAGCGCTTGTCTATGTACTGCTTGCACCATAGCAGAGATAAATCGTTACTATCCATACTTTCTCCTATTTGGCATAGCCGGTATAACGCACCTTTATGCTGGCGGCTGTCACCGTTGCTGTTGTGTCCAGAGTGTCGTTTTTCAAAATAAGCTTGTAGTATACAAACTTCTTGGCCTTTATCTTCAACCTCGTTATGTCAGGACGGCGGTTTACAAGAAAGCTCCACTTGCCGAAGTTTGCGTCAGCAAAGGAGGAAAGATTTGCAGATATAAGCTTCTCTGCGTAGGTGTTATCCCTGTCCGTCAGCACTGTCACAGTCAGTGCCGCCCTGTTCGCCGGTTTAATTCCTATCCAGAGGGTAGCTGCATACTTTCTCATGTAGTCCTGTCCGAAGCTCATTGAGCCGGACTCCCAATAAGCGTCTATAAGCTCTCCATCGTCAGTCTCGGAGTTGTCGTCCAGAAACTTTATCCTACCGTCGCTGCTTCCGAAGAAAAGCTTCTCGTCCTTGTTGGCAAAGCACACAGCATCAAAGCCGGTGTATACGTACCACGCATCTATCGCATAGCCGTAGATAAGCGCTCTGCCGTCAACGCATATGTAATACTCCTGAGAGTAGTTGTCGTCGTAGCATTTGCACCGGGATAGGTCAAATTCTCCAAGAGTGGCGTATACCCTGTCGGATATTCGCTTTGCCTGTCTCTCGTCAACCGAGAGATTTGAACTGTAGGAGCTGGTGTTTCTCCATTCAAACACGTCCTTGCCGTGGAGGGTAAAAGGCGCGTTCAGCACCAAAGCCACTTGCCCAGGTACTTCATGACCGATTATCCTGTTTGTGGGCGTGGAGTAAAATGCGGCTACAACAGACTCATCGGTAAGTGTGGTAAGGCCGTAGCTTATGCTCCATGCCGAGTGGGTCTTGAAGCATATAAGCTGGCTGTACTGTCTTATCATGCCGGTTATAGGTGTGTTGGCATCACCCACGGCAATCTCGTTCATGTCGGGGAAATAGTCTGCCCTCGGCTCCCCGTCGTAGTCTATGTCGGAATAGAAAGCCTCGTTTGTGCCGTTGCCGTAGATGAATACCCTTGTGTCCTGAGAACCGGAGTAAAGCTCAGAATACCTCATGCTCTCCACCTGCGCCCTGTAGTCCGTGCTCATCGTCCAGCCTATCTCGTGGCTGTTTACACTCTTGGGCAATGCCTCGTTGAAGCTCACTGTACCTGCTGCAAGGTCGTAAGTGTAGGCGCTTGCGTCTACAGTGTTCCCGGTGGCAAGCTCCTTTACATAGTCTATGCTCTGTACATTTTCCTCCGGCAGCTTGAAGCTCAAGCCTTCCCCGTCAGGAGATATCCACATTCTCCGCTTGCCCGTGAGCTTGTTCACCTGTTCGAGAGTTTCCCGGCTTGTGTTGTCCGGTGCTACGGAGATATTCACCAAGGGTATGTAACCTTGCACATCCTCAAGGCTCTCACCGTTCCATTGCTTGTACTCAACTCCGTTGAGCATGTATACAATGCCGGAAAAGCCGAAAAAGTGAACATCGTTGGTGCAGTCTATATCGCCAAGCTCGGTCTTTTCATACTCTCCGGTGTCCTCATTCCACAGGCTGTAGAGCTTCCCGCCGCAAGCGGCTAAGAAAACCTCTTTCTCCTTTACGTGGCCTGTCCACATACCGCGCACCGGCTCTCCCTCGCAAAGAGTAAACACGGTCTTTGTGCCGTTTCTTCGCTGTAGGTTTCCGTCTCGTGTCACTTTCCAGTTTCGCATTGCGGCAGCTTCGCCAAACTTGAGCTTGGTATCTCCGTCCGGGTTTTGGTGCAGACCGGCAAAGGCTTTGAGCTGAAAAATCTTTTCATCGGATGATGTAACTATCTTTGCCATGTCTTACCACCATCCGTATTCGTTGTGGGGGAAGTACCCGCCGCCGTATACATCCACTATGTCCACGCTCTCTGAGGGCAAGCCTCTGGCAAGCATGGCTTTCAGCTCCTCATAGCGCTGCTGAAAGAAGTTTGCGCCAGTGGGGTCTTCCTGCATGAGAAGATGCGCTGCAAGGCCGCAGGGTAAAACCGTCTGGCATATGTAGTCGTCAAGGTGGATATCATCGGTAAAGTTTATGATTATAGGGCATATAGGGCGTTTGCCCTGCTCCACGTCCCTTGCGTAAGTGTCAGAGTATGGGTATACCTCGCCTCTGAGCACGTTCAGGATGGGGATAGTCCTGTTTTTGTATTCCTTGGTATCTCTGGTGTCGGCCTCTCCGCTGCTCTCGTTCAGCTCATCCATCAGCGCCATTGCCAACTCAAATACCTGCTGTGCGTTAGTAGCCATATATAGCTCCTTTTGGAAAAAGGCGGGGCAGTTCGCCCCGCCTTATGTCTTGGGTTTTTATGCTCCGGGCTGTGCGGAAGTCCATCCGGCAAAGATGGTGTCTGCGCGCATCTTGTTCACGAAGCAGTCAAAATACTCGTGATACTGCACCTTGGTGCCGTCGAAGTCCTCAGGCTTGGTATTTACTCTGGAAGTCTTTACCTTTACGGGACTCCATGCGCTGCCCTTGGTCACAATAAGGAAAGCGCAGCCAACAGGCAGATAATCGTCGGGAATAAGCTTGAGCTGGAAGCCGCCAAGCTTGCCGATGGTGCCGTTTACAATGGGCTTTTCGGAAATGATGTCAGAGCCGATAACCTGGTCTGCCAGCTTCATTTCGATGGCATTGGTTTCTCCGATGTAGAGAACCTGCTTGCCCATAGCAACATACCTGTTTGCCATTTCAGCTCTGGCTTTCAGAAGGGTTTCCAGTATCTTGGTTCTGCCGAGGTCTGCGGCAGTGGTCATTCCGTAACGGTTCAGACCTGCGCCAAGCGCAATCTTGTTCAGGCGGTACTTGTCACGGTAGGGGATAACGATTTCCCTGTCCTGACGGGAAATAACGGAGCTTGCGGTACGGATTTCATGCTCGTCACTGTTGGAGCTCTTTTCCCAACCGAGGTTGTACTTCACTTCGTGCTCCATAGTGTATTCGTTCTTGGTACTTGCAAGCTCGATGGTGGGGCCGAAGCGGTTGCCGATAGTGCCTTCCTGCCTGTTGTCGGTCAGGGTTCTGTCGTAGGGAGTCAGAGGAACGTTATCAACGCTCTTGGTCACGATGGTCTTTACTCCTGCAAAGCTGTACTGCTTGGAGAAAATGCCCTCGGTCACAGACTCCTTGAAAAGTCTTTCCTCTACCTTCTTCTGAGTTTCAGTTACGTAATCATAAATTGCCATTTAATATGTCCTCCATACTGCGGAACGGAGGAAGCATGGCGATTAGATGTCATCCCAGCCAGCGTCAAACGGAGTCTTGTGACTTCCGCTTCCGGCAGTCTTCATGCTGCCGGTGCTTCGCTTCGAGTTTTTCTCGTTGTTTTTCATGGCTGCTATCTGAGCTTTAAGCTCTTCATTTTCATGGCGTGTATATGCGCCAAGCAAGTCGCCTGTGCGACTCACTTCATCCCATACTTTCTGAGGTATTGACTTAGGGTCTACGCCCGGATATATGGTCACAAATTCTTTTATGGACTTGTCTCGCTTTGCGGCGATATCCTCATCCTTTTTCTTCTGCTCGGCTTCTGCTTGTATGTTCTCCTTGCTTCGCCGTTCAGCTCGGTCTCTCTGGACTCTTAAAAGTGCATCTGTCTCGCTGATTTCTCTGCCTGCATTGGTCTCCTTTATGCGAAGCGCCTTGGCTCTGGTCATATCCATCACTTGGTCTATGTCGAAACCTAAAGGCTCTGCAAGCTCTTTGAGAAATTCCTCATATTCCGCGATTTTTCTTGTTAATGTATTTACTTTCTGGTCAAAGCCCATGCCTTTCTGCATAAGGCTTATGGCCTCATCCCGGTCTTCGGGTTTGCTAAGGTCAAGCTCCTTGGTGTCGTCAAAGGCTTTCAGGCTGAAACGCTGGTCTCCCGTTTCTGCCTTGGCATTTTCAGATACTTCCGGTTCGGGCGCTTTACCCGCATTATCGTTTGCAGCGGTTTTTTCTTCGTGCTGGTCTCCCACGGAGGACTCGCTGCCTGTATCTGCCGTTTCAACCTCATTTGCTTCCGTAGTCTCGGTCAAGCCGTCGCTATCCCATTCCTCAGAAAACAAGTCCGAATATTCAGATGTCGTCACATCGTCAACTTCGGTGGTTTCCACAGCATCTACCTGATAATTTTCGTTCATATATATCCTTTCTGCCGCTATGGTCGGCGGCTTGAGAATTGATGTATTTAAGGTTCGTGGAACTTGCTAAGTCGTTCCACGGCTTTTTCAAGGCCATCCATGTGTTCTTTGAACACTTCTTCTTGCTTTTCAAGCTCGTATGTTCGCTCGATGACCTGATTATGTTTGTTTACTTTTTCTTCCAACTGCTCAAGGCGGTAGGCGATAAGGGCGCTTGACTTGCGATTTGCAAAATACGCCCCGCAGAGGGTGCCTAAGAAGCCCAGAGCAGCAACGATTATTGTTTCGCTCATGCGCCATCCGCTTTTTACATGCCGGTCTTGGACCGCGCCAGTTCAAGCACAAGGGTTTTCAAAGCGGAAAGCCCTGCCATCAGTGCTGCAAGCAGCATGGTCTTGTCCATTTCAAGGGAGAAGGTAATGCCTCCGAGAAAGCCCTCGACAAAAGTCCATGCGGCTCTTTCAAGAATGTTTTTCCAGTCCATTTTTATCCTCCTAAATCATTCCAGCCGTGGTTCCGGCTTCGTTTATCTTTCTTTGCAGTGCGCTGTAGCCGCCACCCGTTGGAATATCTGGCTTCGCCTGTTCGGGTGCAGGTGCAGACTTTGGTGTGGGGGATGGCGTAGGCGGCATCCCTGCTGGCATCATCTGCTGTTGAAGCATCATCTGCTCCATCATGCGCTTTTCTTCTTCTTCCCGGCGTATCTCCTCAATAAGCTCACGCCTGTTGGGGATGTAGTCGTCAGGTACACGTTCCAGATACTGCAACCTGCTTATAGCGCCTATTCTCAGAAGGCTGTCCAACGTGGTGATGGAAGCGATTTCGCTGTAGTAAGTGCTTGCGCCAACATCTACCTTCAAAAGCATCGGGTGCTGTTTGAGAATTGAGAAGTCGAAAAGCTCAGTCACCTTATCCGGCAGTACATACCCAAAAGCTGCGGCATCTTCCCGCATTGCTTCCGTAGGAGTAATGCTCACATACCGCTTCCCGTAATACTCGCCCATAAACTCAAAGTAGATACGGGAAAGTTCCTCGGTGGCATCGTAGATATTCTGCTTTGTCATTTCAGAGGGTGTTGCTGCCGCCCTCTGCAATGCAATGATTGCGCTGGTGTTATCAGGTCTGGTGTCACCAAGTGCAACGCTTGTTGCGCCAAGGCTTGACTCTGTTTCCTTTATCGACAGCTCAATAAACTGGCTTACCTGCGGTGAAATAGGTACCGGGTCAACAGCTTTGATTACATTGTTTATGTCACCGCCAGGTATTCCTATCGCCCCGCCAACTCTGTTATCCAGCCGGGCTATGAGCGTGTTGTTGTATATGTACTTGGGAAATGCTGTCCTCATCATCGACAGCATACTCATCGACCACATCTTGTTTATGAAGATTTGGTTGGGGATGAGTCCGGTTATCATGGCCTGACCGTGGTAGCAGTCCTGTACCCTGTCCCAGCTCAGCCATGTAATGGGGTACAGCTTTATGCCCAAAGGCCACGGCTCTGTCACGGCGCTTGTTCTTGTGAACTCATAAGCCCATATTTCGCCGCTGTCCTCATCCCGCCAGAACAGATGCAGAACAGTTACCTTGTCATCGGTGCGTTTTACCTCATCGTTGACGGCCTGTTCATCATCAACCATGATGTCAGCCCAAGTCTCAACGCCGTTGTTTTTGGCTCTGCGCTTTACCTTTCGTACCTGCTCTCTGCGCTCTATGATTATCCAAGGCTGGCTCTGTACCTCGCAGTCGTTGGGGTTTCCGAAGTGTACACGCCTGTTGTTTATTATCTCGGTCTTTATTGCGCCTTTGGCAGCCTGACCGGTTTCGGCTTCGCTGTCCCAATATGTGTAGGTGCAGCCGTCGCCATCTACAGCCGCGTTTGTGGTGAATTTCCTTGTCAGTGCCGGAACTCTGTTTCTTTCAAAGACAAAGCTCAGCTCCCTGTTCACAATGTCCACAATCGTGGGCATTTCCCCTCCGTCAACCACATTGGACAGCGACTGCGCATTTACTCTTATGTTGTCGGAGGTAATAGTCGCTGTGATAAAGCTCACAACACGTTTTATGATGTTGAAGGTGGGTGTTGGAAGCCCTTTTGCATCAACACCTTCCCACTGTTTGCCAATGAAGAAATTTTCGTTTACCTTTACTGTGTCGAAAAGGTTTATAGCGGTCTTGAAATCCACGGATTTCTGGTATAGCTGCCAGCCACACTCGAAATTCGGCATTTTGCCGCTGGCAAACAGTTCAAGACTTTCGTGGTTATCCATTGCTGTCACCGCCGATGGCGCTTAAATCAAGACCCTCGTAAGGGTTATAGTCAGCTACTGCCTGTAAAGCGTCGTTCCATAGCTTGTCCACGCCATCACTTATAGCTTTTTCGTAGTTGGGGAGCTTTTCTTCAAGCTCCTTGCACCGAGCTTCCAGTTTTTCGCACTTATCACGCAACTCCTTTAGCTGCTCGGTAATGCACTTTATGTCTTTGAACGCATTTACCACATGAGTTGCCAGATTTATCAGCTGCTCTTCGAGGTTTCGCAGTCTTTTGAATATACGCACTTATAACCTCCTCACTTGTAGGCGTTTTCTCCAACGCCAGCCAAATCTATGATTATTTTTCTTTCGCCGGTATCTACGGGCTTGTCCACATACCCGCCGTTCTGGCTCTGCTTCAAAGCGTTGTAGCAGCCCTGAGCGCGTTTGTTGTCTCTGGACATGGTGCGCACAAGGAAGCTTTCGCGCCTCAGTTTTGCCCAGTCGAAAATGTCTTTGAAATCAGGGTTCTTGCACATTTCGTTGATTGTCGCATCATCTTTTATCCCTATGGCAAGCTTCATCCCTGCATAGTCAGGCAGCAGGTCGCGCCTCTCCAAGTCGTTGAAGTAGTTCGCTACGGCAGCCCATAGCTCATCCGCAGTTTCGTATGTCCGCTGTTTATATGGAGCATCAGCCATTGTCCGTACCCCCTTTCTTCAAAACATATAGCTTTCGCTTATATCTCCACCCGTCATGTATGTTTCGTAGTCCTTGACGGGCTCTTCGTCATCATCTTCGTATTCTGGCTTTACGTTAATTTCAGGCGCTTGCGCTGCTGACACCCTGTTTATGCAGAAGTATCTGCAAGCGTCCACTGTATGTGTTATTTCGTGCGGCTCTTTGGAACAGTCGTTAAGGTTTTTCTCGTCGGACTGTATTGATTTGATGTCATCTATAATGCCGCCCACGTCCTCAAAGAACATGAGCTGCGGCATCTGGCTTGGACAGTCATCTCCGAAAGCCTTTTTCACGTAAGGGTCGTGTACAGGTGCGTTCAGCATCAAATCCCGCATCAGCATATGGCCTTGTACTCGGTTGTTGTCCGCTTTCAGTATTGGTACTCCGTGTACAATGAAAGCCTCGGCTATTGTCTTGCCGGTTTCTTTCATCCTGCTCCACATATCAGGAGGAGCATATGTCACAAGCACGTTCTCGCTTGGCAGCGAATGTTCTCTGATGCTTTTTATTGCGTCCTGAACATTGAGTCCCGACGCTTCAAAGGAACGGAAGCACCAACAGCGCTTATCCTCATCTACCGCCCACCAGAGACAGACCAGCTTGTCAAAGCCATAGTCAAAGCTGCGGTATATCTTCCAGTGTGAAGGTATCTGGAAGCGTTTGCAGGTATGTACTCCCTCTTGGAACTCCTTGAAGTAGTTGCCGCCCATAGACTCCCAGTCGCCGTACAGGTAGGCATCGGCATTGGGCATTGCTGCAAGGTTTTCAAGATAGTCAGGTGAGTTTTCAAGCATCACCTTGTTGTCCATAGCAGACGCAAATATGAACTTGTACTGTTCCGGCTTCTCGTTCTTTAAGGGGTTTGGGTCGCCCGTTCTGAACTTCCTGTCTATGAAAAGCCGCTTTACCCACCAATGGCCTACGCCACCGGGGTTGCAGGTGAGGTACATCCGCTTCTGCACAGGCGTGGAGCCTCGGTTACAGCCGGCAAGGAAACGAAAGGCTCTTTCTGAAAACTGCGTAGCCTCGTCTATAAATATCCAGTCGTATTCCTGACCGTTGTATTCGTTCTCGCTTTCTTCGCCAGACCAGTGACCGAACTTGATATATGACCCGTTCTCAAAAGTCATGATGTGTGTCGAGCCGTTGTAGCTTGAACATTTCAACGGAGCCATCATGGTTTTCATCGGGATTATGTGGTTGTTTTCAAGCTCAGGGTAATGTGCTCGGATTATAAGGATGCGTATGCCCGGGTTCATAAGTGCGCCAAGCGCAGCCTTTGTCCTTACTGCCCATGTCTTGCCGCCGCCCTTTGCGCCGCCATAACAGGTGTATCTTGTCGTGCTGTCAAAGAACTCTCGCTGCTTATCGTTTGCTACACCGGGGTTGAACTTTATTTCCTTTAGCTCTTGCCCGGCTACGACCTTGGTGCTCTTCTTCGCCATTCATGGCCTCCGTGTATAAAAAGAAAAAGACCGTCAAGAACAGAAGAACTCTCTTTCTGTTCCTAACGGCCTTAAAGACTCTAATCCGGCAGACGGCCTCAAGGGGCTCTGTGTCTGCGCATATTCTGTTTTCTGTCAGGCGCTTCTACAAGCACCGGTCTGTGGCAGCCTCTGCACCATAGTCCTACACCCATTGCATGACCACCGTAATATATCTCGCCAAGCTTTGAGTTGCATAAAGGACAGCGTATGTCGCCGTTTTCTATCTTGGCTTTCAGGACTTCGCGCTTCATACTGCCTCCTTTACTTCTTGTTGCCCTTTTTGACAAAGAGAGCGGCTGTGGCTTAGTGCCGCCCTCTAAGACAAAAAAGGAGAGAAACCATGAAGAAAGCTCACCGCTTTCTGGAGCCTCAAGAGAGTGTCGAACTCTCGTCCCCGGCTTGGAAGGCCGATGTTCTACCGTTGAACTACTGAGACAGGTTGGAGGGAATTTCTTCCCTCCGGGAGAGAAAATAGAGAAAAGGGGAGTGAGGTATGCTGTATGCTTCCAGTGAAGAATTCCAAAGAAGCCGGAAGCTGGTACTCTCAACGGGATTTGAACCCGTATTGCCGCCGTGAAAGGGCGGTGACCTCACCAGTTAGTCGATGAGAGCATTTATGTTGCGGAGGGGACCTGTAGCTACTCAAGCCCCCTTAGCTCCGCACGTTAGCTGCAAATGAAAAACCGGAAAACTCATTTGCAAGAGGAAGTGCCCTGTACTATCCCTCTATGTTTTCCAACATGCTGGCGTCACAGGAGACGCAATTGGCAAGTTGACGATTGAAGCCGGTGACTGGTTGCACAGGCGGGAGTCGAACCCACGACCTGCGGCTTATGAGGCCGCCGAGCTGACCTCTGCTCTACTGTGCTGTATATGGGAGCCATTGCCCCCATCAGACGATGCCCCACGGTCAAGCCTCAGTTAAAGTGTTTGCTTCGTGCATCGTCTATCTTATTTCACATTGCTCATCTTGTTATTATTTATAACCTAACCATTTCTCATTTGTCAATAGCTTTGTGAGATTTTTTATAATATTTTCTCATTTCTTTCTCAATTTGACCACCCCCTGTTTTTCCCCTACCCCCACCTTGCCTGTAATAAATAAAGACCCGAAACTCAAATTTTGAGTCTCAAGTCTCTGAAATATATTATATATATACTAATAACAGACACTGGCTGTTTTTCCGCTACCCCTTCAAAAATTATTTACTGCCGGCTCCTGCACCCTACGCAACCATGCCCACCACCAGCCCAGCAGAGCTTAATGCCTCCCCCTACCCCCTCCACCTACCTATTGCCTCATGCTATCTCTGCTTCTGTAATCCTAATGCCAGCTACTGTATCTATGCTTGGTACTCCTATTACTACCTAATAGCTTAATTACTACTTGGTATCTTTATTACTACTCGGTAACTTATATACTACCAAGTACCTTTATTGCTACTTAGTATGCTATCTACTAACTACTATGTATTCTTAATGCCTACTTGGTATCTTATCTACTACCAAAGTAACTATATTACTACCTCGCGTATATACTAACTGTGAATGAAATGGATATATTTTTCAATGAAATTTAATACATGCTTCAAGTTATTTATGTTTATATACTTTGTCGGTTAATATGCTTAACTATTTCAGGATAACAACAAAAGATATATTAGTATGCTTATATATTATATATTACTAAGTATATAGTAACTAAGTATAAGCCTCAGTAACAAGGCTCCTTGTTGACACTTTCTCCTCCTGCTTTCGGAAACCAAATATAAGTCTTAACTTACCTGTAATCAACTGCAAGAACCATACCACTTGCATCTTGCTTCGCTTGCTATGCTGGTCGGAAGAAAAGGAGGTGTATTGAAGCGTATCTCGTAACAGCCGCTCTTGCATCTTCGGTCGTGAGAACGCTCTTGCTGTAATACAATCGGTGCTCATATCACTTCTTTCTTTCAGAACCAGTCCAAACATGAAAGCTGACAGCGGTGTGCAAAAGCAAAAGGTCTTGGAGCGTCTGAGTAGAGTCTTCGGCACCACAAGTCCTCGTCTAAGGGTAACAGTCGTCGATAGTTTTTCATTCATTTAAAACTCTTTCATTTGTCCGTCTAACTCCCTTTCGGCTTTGCAATGTAACAAAAAAACCGCTTTTTATTTTTATCCGCTGCGGCGGGGTTTAAAGTAGCTATTTATCTGTAAAAAGGTGGCTTTGAAAAACTTTTCTCTTTGCTGCGGCAACGAAAACTTTTTCAAATGCTCTCGCAAGCTCGACTTTTTACAGATAAATTTTTCTTGTTAAATTGAAGCCGTAAAGGAAGCAAGACTTCCAAATTTGAAAGGAGTTTTTGAAATGAAGAAAAACCTTATAATCGACGAACACGTTACCCGCGACGAAGTTCTTGTAGATAGCCTCGACGCTTTCTACTCAGAAGCCCCTAAGACCTATGTCGCTTCCGGACACCACATTGTCAAGCTTATCAATTGGGAACTGGTTCCTGAAAGAGAAGTGGAAACTCGCACAGACCGCTATATTACGAAGAGCTATGTTCTCCTCGACCTCAAAGATATCAAGACCGGCGAAGTTACCACGACACGGCTCTATTCAAACTTCACCCCCTTCTTCATCGACCAGATAGCAGCTCAGACAGACGGTGCAATCAGCGGCATGAAGCTCTCGAAGATTTTTGAATACCTCGGCAAGCACGACTTCGACATTTGGGTTTCCTACTCAAAGCAGTACGGAGTACAGGTCAACTATCAGGAGCCTCGCAACTGAGGCTCCAACAATAAAAGCTCCTCTCGTTAGAGAGGAGCTTTTATTGTTTTGAACAAATCAGAAATAACCAACATCCCAAAGACCAGCATCTTTCCTTGAACGTATAAAGTCAATAAACTGCTGAATATCATCATCAGCATCATAAAAAGCATCGTTTAATGCAAATTTATATAATCTATCTACAGCTCTACGTACAGTAAGAGGAGGACGAAAAGACGACAAAGACATAGACTCAGCAAAATAAAAAATGCCTTTTTTCAAAAAACTGACATCAGTAAAACCGCTTTTATTAAACAAATCAGAAAAAGAACCGATAACAGAAGCCAACAACTCACAATCAACAGCATAAGAAAATCTTTCTCTGACATCAAAAAGCAATGGCTCGCAAAGTTCAGGCTTAGGCAATGAACGATAACAAGCAGAAAGTCGAGAAACAAGCTTTTTAACTTCATCAGAAACAAGAAGATTATCGGTTTTTATCAGACCATACAAATGCTGATAATAGGCAGCGGCCTTCAAAGAGAGGAGTCTGAAATAGTAGTCATTGGAAGCTGAATTACGAGGCTTGCGCTTATTCTTACGATTAGCTTCAAGCTCATCATAAAATTGTTCAGCAAAACTCTTAACATCATCAAAAGGCTTGGATGATGCCTCCTGTAAATAATGCAAAAACAGGTCATCCAAATAAATATCATAAAGAGTTAAAGCAACATCAAAAGAAACTTCATTGCCATATAAATCTACCCAGCGACCAAGCTCAAAAAAATAACTTTTGCCATCCAGCTCAGCAGTACGCACATAATCACTCCCAAAAACTCAATACGCCATCAAGGATGTTTAATGCCCCAAAGGTCTAACTCCATGCCTTGTATTTCCTCAAGCGTAAGAGCAAGCAAAGATAATCTGTCATGGAGTTCATCGTCAATATAAAACTCATCGTAAATAGCTTCCAATTCGCGGTAGGCATCACCGGCATAAGAAGAAGCCCATGAAATAATCCCGTTGGCTCTGTCCTTAACAGCATCGAAAGCATCCTGATATCCATCTTCATAACCTTCGTGATAACCTTCGCTGCGCAATTCACTTTCGTACGCAATGCGCTCCTCCCGTTCTCTTTGAGCAGGAATAAAAAAGCCAATATAAAAAACAAAAACAACAATCAAAAATATCAAAACCTTGCTAAAAAACTTCTTCACCATAATCACTCCCTTTTCAGCAATTATATATAAAACCAGATACCAATAAAAGGAGCAAAATAACTAAAAAATAAATAAAAAAATTAGTAATAATACCACGGCGTGTTCCCCGGTCAAGGCCAAGCCCTTCGGGTTGCTTCGCAAGCCTTGACCTACACTCGCAGCGCCGTGGTATTTGGTAATTGTAATAAGCAAAAATAATACTAAAAAAGGAGAAAATAACAATGTATCACGCAAAATGTATATGTGAAACGTGCAAGAACTACAAGCTGTGCAAGGAAGATTGGTGGTTAGAACAGCATAACAAGCCAATTCTGTCTGCATTTGATGACGTGACATTTGAGGAAGCAATGGCTGACTTGGATGTATGTGAAGAATACATAGCACCTTGACATAGCAAAAATGGTCGGTAGCAAATAATACTATACAAGTAAAGGAGATACTAACATGACTAAAGAAAAACTCGCAGAAATCCTCGAACAGCATAATCTCTGGCTGAATGGCAACGATGGCAGTAAGGCAGACCTCAGTGGGGCAAACCTCAGATGGGCAAACCTCAGATGGGCAAACCTCAGTGAGGCAAACCTCAGTGGGGCAAACCTCAGTGGGGCAAACCTCAGATGGGCAAACCTCAGTGGGGCAGACCTCAGTGGGGCAAACGGCTTAATGTCAACTGTAAATTTCCTTGAAGCACACTTTGAACGCGCAA